CGCTGAGCTCGAAAGCAACCTTCACGTTGCCGGTGAATCCGGTCTTGCGGACGCGGCTCAGGATGTTCTCGTTTTCCCAGGCGTGGCGGACGATATCGTCCACCAGGGTGGGAACCGGGACATAACCGGTCGCGGCGGTAGCGTTGGTGGTCAGCAGGGCGCGGCATTCGGAATCATCGTTCTCGCCGCGGATGCAGCTCTTCACATATTTGGCGTACGCTTCAACGTACTCAGGGGAACTACGCAGTTCTTCCAGTGTCATAACTTTTGCCTCCTCAAATTTTTTGATTTCGGGGTCGTTGCCCCGGGCAACAGACTGCCGTTCTTCTTCGGCCTTCGCGGCCGCAGCTTTGCGGGCTTCGATTTCGGCCTTGATGGCTTCCATCTCATTGATCCGCGCCTCAAGCGCGTCATTGTCCAGCGCGTCACGCTTTTCTTCGCTGGTTTCAGCGGTCAGCTCTGCCAGTCTGGCTTCCAGCTGTTCGCCGTTCATTTCGTCAAACTTCATCGCGTTTGACCTCCTTCATCAGGTTGTCCAGCCGTTCCAGCAGCGCCGTCCGGCGTTCCTGTTCAGCCTGCGCGGCCCGGTCCTCTTCCAGCTGCTTCCTTGCGCTCTCCAGCGAGGCTTTCACGCTCTCCAGCGTGTTGCCTTCGGATGCCGCCTGGATGTCCGTGCCTTCATATGCCGGGAAGGCCACCGCGCTCACCTCAAACACCCGGCGGATATGCTCCACCGTGCGCGTCGGATGATCGCTGTCAGCGTCGTCCCAGCTGTCTTTATCGACAGTGAACATGAACGACATTCCGGAAATATCGCCACGTTTCACCGCGGAATAAAGCTCTGCCGCCCGCGGGTTCCCGGCCACGTCCAGATCGACGCGGATCTCCATCCCCCGCTCGGTAATGGTCATCTGCATGGTGCTGTTTTCGTTGTTGTTCCGGCTGCGGGCCAGCGGCACCATGCTCGTGTCGTGCCCGATCAGGAACCGGACGTCCTTCAGGTCGGTTCCATCCAGCGCCGTCCGGGCGATTACTTCATCGCAAAAGCCCAGGTCCGTTTTCTGCTCGAAAACGATCGGCGTGCCGGTAATGAAAGTGCCGTGCTCTTCGTTCTGCTCAGCACGGCACTCAAAACTAAATGTCCGAATCTCTTTATCCATCGTTCTCTTCCTTTCCTTCGTCCACCATGTAGTACTCGCCGCGAATCGGCGCGTGCTTTCCGGCGCCATCCGGCAGCGGCTCATAGTTGAACAGTTCCCGGATTTCGTCGATCATCAGCACGCCGCGGTCGCCCAGTTCCCTGGCCATCGATACCTTCTGGCTGACGTTCATGTATTGGAGCCGGTTCGCCGTCAGGGTGATCCGGTTGCCGCCGTTCATTTCGCGCTCGGTGAAAACCATCCGCGTCAGCGCGTCGGAAAGTTTGATCGCGAAAGGCTCTACCGCGCCATTAAAGAAGGCGTCCAGCTCATCGCCGGCCGCCTCATTCCTGATCACCTTTTCGCTCACGCCGAAGTAGTTGCACACGTTCTCCCGGATCAGCTTCTGCTGCTCCGCGTCCACCGTGAACGTCTTCTGGCTCAGTTCCTTTACGTTTGTGAACTGGTTCCCGAACAGCAGGAGCCCGCCGCCCTTGCCGCTCTTGAAGTTGTTTTCGTCGAACCGTTCACGCTCTTTCCGCAGATCTTCGTCGAAGGTCTTGCTGGTCAGCTGGGCCATGAAGCGGTATGTCGCGCTGTTCTTGACGCCTTCCTCGATGCCCTGGCGGATCATGTTCGCCATCTTCATCGTTCCGTCCAGCGCCGTGTTCTTCTCCCCGAAGAAATCATCCTTCAGCTGATGCTTCGGAACGATCTGCACCCGGCTGAGCTCCATGCTTCGCATCTGGCCGTCAATGAACATATACTTCAGGTACGGTTCCTTCCCGCGCTGCACCAGGGAGCACATCGAAGGGACCACCGGGAAGAATCCGGTCGTTTCGCCCTGGCTGTCCAGCACCGGCACCAGGAACAGGTTGTTCTGGATTTCGTAGATGTTCGCGCAGCGTTCCAGGAATACCGGCCAGGTGTACCACGGGTTTGGCTTGTTCTTTGTCGCCGTGTAGAGTTTTTCTCTGGCAGATCCCTGCATGGTGTATTTCAGTTTGCCTACGTGGCGGGCAATCGCGTCCACCGCAGCCCGCACCAGTTCGCTTTCGTAGATCTGACCGCCCCAGCTGGTAAACACCGGCTCGAAGGCTGTGAACGTCTCAAAACGTCCCTCCTTTACCGGCGGTGTCTTCGGCTTCCCGAAGATCAGGTCAATCAGTCCCATGTTTTTCACCTCTCATTACTCAGCTGAGCCTGGTATTCTTCGTAATAATTGTGACGCATACAGATCGCGTCGCTCAGGGCCGCCATCCCGTCGATATGGGCCCGGGCATTCATCTTCACCAAGCGCCGGCGGTTCGTCCCTTCCTCGAACTTCAGCGCAGCGTCCAGCATATGCACCTTCATCAGGTCGTTGTCATTGATGCACCGGAGCCGGCCGTCTTTGATCATGCCTTCCATGTCGATCAGGACGCCCGTCAGGTTGCTGCCCTGGCTTACTGATTCCATGCTGAATCCGTCCGCCTCCATGTCCTGCACCAGGTACGCCGCGCTGTACCGGTCATATCCGACCCGGATCGGCAGGATCTCGTATTCCTTTTCCAGCATCCGGAACCAGTTGTGCACGGCATGGTAGTCCACCGTGTTCTCGCCGCAGACCGTCAGCAATCCCCGCTGCGCGTAGATGCGATACGGAAGCCCATCGCGGGCCGTCGCTTCCTCGACCTTGTTCTCCGGCATGAAGAACTGTGTCGCGAACCAGCTGACGCCGTCCTTCTCGATCACGATCACCGCCGCTGTCAGGTCCACCGCCAGGGAAAGGTCAATCCCGCCAAGCGCGTAGGAGTGCCGGAAGTCTTCCAGGCGCCGATCCGCGCCAAAGCACTTCCTGATATCCTGGGAGCTGAGCCACGCCTGGCTGCTGTTCTGTTTGATACAGGCGAACTTCGTCAGGAACTCCGCCTTGTTGGCCAGGCTTTCCTCCGCCTTCGCGATCTCTTCCACGATGTAGCTGGCAGAAACGCTGACGCCCAGATTCGGGATACTCTTCTGCAACTCGCTCAGGTCGTTCCATTTGTCCAGGTCGTCGATCTGGTACAAAAAAGGCAGCAGGCGCTTTTCGCGGCTGTTGCCCATCAGAAATGCCGTACCACGTTTGAACAGTTCGTCGTAGATCCCGTCGTTGATGTAGTTCGCCGTCGTGATCGACAGGATCATCGGCTGTTCACGGCTGCCCAGGGCGGAGGTCATCACGGCATACTGCTTAATACCCTGGTCACCAACCCAGGCCGCCACCTCATCACATACCGCCAGATGCGGGTTGAAGCCATCCGACTTTTTCTCACTGAAAGGCACCTTCTTAATACTTGTATTGGTGCTTTCAATGTAGATGTCCATCTTCCGCTTTTTGGTGATCTTCATCAGATCCGGCTCCTGGCTGATGGACTGCCAGAAGTCATTGAACACGATATCTGCCTGGTCCAGTTTCGGTGCCAGGAAGTAGCAGTCAGCGCCGCGCTCCCCGTCAGCGTAGCACATATACTCCGCAATGCCGGAAGCCAGCAGCGACTTGCCGCACTTCCGGCCCATGCAGACAAAGACTTCCCGGTAGATCCGGATGCCTTTCTTATCCACCAGGCCAAACATACATGAAAGCATGGCTTTCTGCCACGGTTCCAGCTTCACCAGCTGCGGGGCCAGCTTGCCCTTCGAGTGATGGCAGAAACTCTCAAAGAACCGGATCGCCTTGTTGGCCTTCTTCTGGTCAAAGAAGTACTCTTTGTTTTCCAGGTCCTGGATGATCTTCTCATACAGCAGCCGGATCCAGTGGCCCACCGTGACGGACCCGTCCTCGATCATCTGGTAATACCGGAGAATCCAGTTCACTGCCGGCTGCTTATTCATTCAGGAACTCACTCAGCTTATCGCCTGCCGGCGCGGCCGTTCCCAGCTGCTCGATGATGTTCAGCATCACGCCCAGCGTTTTGTTGGCGACTTCGTTATATTTCGGCAGCTGAGCCGTCAGCGGGTTGGCAATCGGTACGTCATCGCCGTTTGTATTCACCTTAGTAATGATCAGCCCGCGGTCCCGGAGATCTTCCTGGATCATCTCGATCATTTCCAGCTGACCGGCGTATCGTTTCGAGGCGGAAACAAAAAGAATGTTGTCTTTCACACCGTACTGCTCAGCAAGCACCATGATCTCGTCAAAAGTCAGTTTCTTTTTTGCCATTTCCGTCTCACCTCCCGAAAAACTCAGCAAAAAAATAAAACTTTTACTAAAAGAGCCAAATTCGTGACTTCACGCCGGCCCTGCGGCCGTTTTGCATTTTTGGAAAAAACAAGGGGGCTATAGCCTGACGTGGCCGTTCGGATCACAGCGCCATCGACGCTTCCTATGCTGCGCTTGGTGACATTCCTCACAGAGTGCCATCAGGTTTGCATGGTTCAGCGTAATTGCCGGGTTGTCCAGGTTATCCGGCGTGATCGCCGTCTTGTGATGCACATGAACCGCAGGCTCAATCAGCCCACGGCTCAGGCACACTTCACAAAGGCCGCCTTTCTCCTTCAGGAAGCTGGCCCGACACTTCCGCCAGACTTGCGTCGTATAGAACCTTTCAATAGCAGGATCTGAGTGCACGCTGGACCCTCCTCGCCTTATCATGCGTGCGACCCGCGAAACCGGCGGAGATAGGACCGGCCCGCCCCCGCAAGACTGGCACACAAAAAGCACCCGGAGATGTCCGCCCCGGGTGCTACTTTGCACGGTACCATTATTGCATATATATTTAGGACAGTAAAGGACAGTTTGCACTGCTCATTACAATCTTGTCAGGATACCGCTTGCATAGTTCTCTTTCCGCCAGCATCAGATACCGTCGCACTGATCTGTCCGCCACATAGATCGCGTCAGCGATTTCATTCTGGCTGTATCCGTTGATGTACCTCAGACGCATCGCAGCACTAAGCCTCGCGTCTTCCAGTGTGTCGATCAGCGGAATCAGCTCTATCTGCATATAGTGCAGTTCATTCATCACTGCTTCGTATGCTTCCTTCAGCTCAGCAAGTTTGATCGCCCCGTCTTCCACCTGGTTTCTCCCGGATCCGCCGCGAGGCATCCCCGTCAGCACGGTCGTGATCTTCGTCGCCTTTGCCTTCTCCTGCTCGATCTGCCACAGCTTCCGCGGGACTTGCCGCATCAGCTGACGCATCCGGTATAGGTTCACCATGATATCATCCTCCTTTCTTATGTTAAGGTTTACGCTCCTTTGTCTACTTACTTTGTCTGCCAACTTGTATGAATCTGATAGCTTTTACCGCTTTCTCTGTCTGGTTTTACGGTAATGGTCACCGCTTCCACATAATCGCCAACGCTTTGCGTTTTGATTTCTTTGATATCGCCATCAATCGGAACGCCTGTTGAAACTGCCGCATCAAGTGCTTTTATCAGCTTTTCAAGTTTCATTGCTTCGCTCCTTATTCGTCTTTTCTTTCCCCATCAGCGCAATACCAATCCGGCGTAACAATAATCCCGTTTCGTCCGCAGACATTTTCCTGCTCGGATGGTATCCTGTTGTCTGCAAAATACCAGTGCTTGCAATCCTTACACCGGACAACCGCTTCCTGCTCTTTCAGCAGGGCAATGGCATCGTCCATAAGTCCACGATAATCACATCTTGCAACGGGTTTTTCGTCCTGTTTGTAGTAAGCACATTTCCAGCACGGGAAATCATCATCGTATGCTCTGCAATGCAACGCCGCTATAACTTTCTCCCGGTCAATCGAATGCCCCATTGTTCATCCTCCGTTTAGTCAGATCATCGATCAGTTTCTGTTGCTCTTTCAGCATGGCAAGGGCATCATAGTGAAGTTGATTGATATCACAATCACCACATTCGTAGCCATTTGAATATGGGCATCTCTCATAAGGCTTGCATTCATACGCTAACTGACAACATTCCAACCCTTTGATAACCTTCTCCCTGTCTGCCATTTCATCACCGCCTTGTTGAAATTCTTGTTGAAATCTTGTTGTAGCTTGTTGAAACTTAAAGTCTGTTTTACTTACCGTTTCGCAATTAAAGTAATTGTCCGTTTTCTTTAATTGCCTTTAAGTGTCTTCAGAACCAAATCCAATAACGCCGATCATCTTCAGCAGTTCTTCTCTTAATTCTTCCACCTTGCCGTTGATAATCTCGCTTAGCCTTTCTGTACGAACATCATCGGAAAGCCATTTCTTTTTGAATTTCAGCACCTCTTCCCTGTACGTTTCCTCACAAGTATCACAACTCTTCCACCATTCAACCGCCTTTAATACAGGCACAAGGTCTTTTATTAGTTCGTCCAATTCTGCATCATACATTCTGCCGACATACTCATCGTCAACTCGGCAGTATTCATAGTTATAAGAACCTCCGCTCATGCTATTCCTCCAATTTAGTTAAAGCGTCATTTACTTCGGAATACT